TATTCCGCCATACTCGGTTCCATCGATATAGAAGCCATAAGGCACAAAATCAAGCAAACTCGTAGAAAACTCAAAGTCATTACGGGCGTCTTGTGATGTGCCTATTTCTATATCTATGTCCATGTCCACCGAGCCGATTTCTCTGTAATTAGAATCAAATAATACAATCATCGTGGCTCACTTCTTTCTTTGTAGATAGTCAACTGAATTCCATATGTTCTAGGGTATCGAAGTATCATGTTACCGCTTGGAATCTGCTTGAATAATTCATAACGTGGATTTCGATAGTCAAACACGTTTGTGATTATTCCAGACTCTGAAACCACATAACATTGGCGGTCTAGTGGTGTATTCTGCCTTGAATCAATAACCATATATTGATTAGCCCTCAAAGGATAATCAACTTCGTGTACGTCATTATCAATGGTTATCGATACGCTAGGAGCCGCCCCGTAAGCAATTAATTTAAAATTGCAATCTGCGTAATGGTCTACTTCGATGAATAATGAGTCATTTCCTTGTGCGTATGAGTAAGTATATCCATAACGCCTAACGCTAGGCTCATACCCTTTTGCATCGTCGTCCAAAAAGCCATTATCCGTTGGAAATATCTCTATTTTCTGCTCCTCTATCCAAAATGGATAAGGCGCATAAAAAGTAGCTGTGTTGATTGTGTAAGCGCTCCCGTTTCCATCTGGGTAAGTATCTGAGGTAATCATGTAACATTCGATGTAATCATTTCCCCAAGTCAACCGCCCGACTTGCTGATGTGCGATATCGTATTCGGTCTCAAAGTGTAAAGCGTCAATTAACGCTTTTCTCTGCGTCTTTGTGCCTCTAAATTTAAAAGTACAATCAAAGGTCTTGGCTGACTTAGTGAACCGGTTGACGATTTCGCCAAACTTTCGACTTGTAACGTCTTTATCCCATGTGTACTTGTGGAAGTCCGCTTTTTCTAACTTTGCGGAATCAAAATCGAGTAGGTTGAAAACTTTTCCCCTACTCGATGTGTAAGTGACTTTAGCCATTGAACGCCACCCCCATATTAGTTAATGCTCTTGTAACTTCTCTATCATTGAGAATTATTCTCGTTGTTGCGGAACTTGCTCCGTCTCTAACTGCTGAATACATATCGTCATAGCTGAATGGCTCCGCCATAATTGCAGACATATCTAAAGCAAGCCCTTGCGCTGCCTTAGTGACTAAATACTTGTTATTGTCAATGCCAGTGGCTAATAATTTCATGAAGTCGGGCATCCACGTATCAGCCTTTGCAAGTGGGCCTTTGTCTGGAACTGTGAAATGAAGATAACTTGTAATTTCAGAAGCCATGCTTTTTACTTCATCAAGTAAAGAACTCATTTTTTCCTTGATACCACTTGCAAAGTTTCCAATCATGTCACGCCCCCAACTAAGCGAATTGCTTACAAGGTCGCTGAATTTGCCCGTGATATTGCTTGCCATGCTTGCAACTTCACTGATTGCATTTGATGACATTGTTTTTATTCCATTACCCACGTTTGAAGCCATTTCGGAAGTCTTTGCAATTGCGTTGCTTACGCCATCAGCAAAAGAACTCTTGATGCTAGTCCAAGCGTTGCCGACTGTGGTCGTTATATTGCTAAAAGTGATTGAAAAATTATTTTTGATATTCGTCAACCTTGTTTTGAGCGAATTACTAATAGCGGTCATTTTCTCGACTGTTGTCGTTGTCATGTTGTTGTAGAACTCGCTTGCTCCTGTCTTAATCAAAGTAAACGCATTTGAAAAGCCCGTTTTTATTTCTGAAAGCTTGCTAGAAACTGCTGAGCCTACACTTGACATTGTGGAGCCGATGAAACTACTGACGTTTGTAAAAGCTGTGGTTGTTGTTTCTCCGATTGCTGTGAAAGTATTTGAGAAGAAATTTCCTATCCCTTCAACTACTCCGCCGATGAAGTCACTAAAAGCCGACCAAACACCGCTAGCCCATTCAGTAATGGCACCCCAATTTTTTACAACTAGGACAATACCGCCAATAACTGCCGCAATTGCCGCCCCGATTGCAAGGAATGGCGCACAAGCTGTAACAACTCCAACGATTGCTGGAATTACTGCTGTTGTTATTACAGTGCCGACTGTGGTTATAGCTGGGATTAAAGTTCCCGTGATTACTGGAATCAATGTTCCACTCACAAAGGTTACTATTGTGCCGATATTTGTGATTAGCATTCCTACACCGCTTACAATCTTACCAACGATAATAAGAACGGGGCCAACTGCCGCAACAACGCCCGCCACTTGCACAATGAATTGTTGTTGACTCTCTGAAAGTGAATTCCAGAAGCTTACTGCACTTTGTATTGCTTTGCCTAGGCTTTCCATAGCTTTTGTAATCATTGGCATCATGCTATTGGCTACATCAGTACCTAACAATTTGATTTCATTTAAATGCATCTGGAATTCATCTACGGGGTCAAGTGTAGCATTGAAAGTGTTTTCAACATTTCCGCTGAAATCTTCCATTGATGTGCCTAATTCTTCAAAAGATAATCGCCCTGACTGACAAGCCTCTGCAATTGAGACACCCGCTTTAGAACCGAATAATTCAATAGCTTGTTGGTATGCTTCTGTATCTGTTGAAGCATTCTGCATTGTGGTTTGAAGTTCAGCCATAGCTTGTTCCATGGTCTTACCTTCTGCTGTGGCATTTGTGAAAGCTTTCTTCATGCCCGCCATAACAGTACCGGCGTCAATACCTTGTTTTGACAAGTTAGCAATGAACATAGCTGAATCGCTAGCACTGTAACCCATTTCTTTAAGGGCGGCGGCGTTTGTTGTCATGCTCTGGGCTAATGTGTCCACTGAAATACCTGTGTCTTGTCCAGCCTTATTCAAAGTGTCAAGAAATACGCCTGTTTGACTTACGTCAAGCCCGAAGGCCGCCATAGCACTTTGAACTGTGTCAATTGATGAACTAACCTCGGTTCCGTTTATCTGGGCAAATTGAATAAACTTTGTTGACAAATCCTCTAGTTGTTGCCCTGTTACTCCGAATCGTGTGTTGACTTCACCAACTGCGTTGCCCGCTGTTTCAAAAGAAGTCGGAATAGTTGTGGCAATATTTGAGGCTATATCTTGCATTTCTTGTAGTGCTTCGCCTGTTGCGCCCGTTTTAGTTATGATAATATCCATTGCATTATCAACTTCATTGAATGCAACAAGTGAAGCGGCACCAACTGCCATTATTGGCGCTGTCACGTTCTTCGCCATTCCTTCGCCAAAACTAGAAATCTTCTTCCCTACTGCCTCAACTTTTCCGCCTAACTCTTCAAAGTATGCACCAACGCTTGAAAGCTGTCCGCCATTGTCCTTTAACGCTTGCTCAGTGTTTGCAATTGCCCTCTGCAAGTTTTCATACTGTGTTTTAAGCTTGATAACCTTGTCGGAATTTTCGCCTTCTGTTGCACTAACTCGCTGAATCTCAGCGGTCAATAATTCTTCTTGCTTTTTCTGTGAGGCTAATTGATTTTGAAGGGTTTTTGACAATTGAATACGTGTTTGCCAGTTTCCGTTCCCGTTTTTAAGTTCGTTCTGAAGCTTTTTAGCTTCCGCTTGATATAATTTAGTCTCGTTAGTACATTGCGCCATGCCTTGCTTGTAAGCCTGTGCGCCTTCTAACTCGACTTTAACGCCTATTGTAGCCATTTTTCTACCTCTATAAGAGACTTAAAGCCTCAAATATATCCCATGTCTTTTTAGGTGGTTTTTGCTTTGCAGAACCGCTTTCGATTGCTTGACATGAAAGCAAATCGACGAACTCACCCCATTTCGTGTTCATGGTCTCTTCACGGGTCATATTTAACTTATGCCCCCAATAAATAATCCATGAATCATTTACATAGATTTTGTCGTTTCTGCGTTTTCTTTTTTTGGCTCTGTGTCAATTTCCGTCTTTCCATCTTCCATATAGTCGCTGAAAGCTTTGTTTGATAATTCCATCAACTCGACTTCTGTCATACACTCCAATTCCTCACGAGTGATGACGTTCATCTGATAAGAATTATCAAGAAAATGCGCTTTTCTTTCGTGCGCTTCGTTCATGATAATAATCATGTTTTCAATAGCCTTCATTTGTGCGTCGAAATCTTCAGAAGTCAACACATCGCCCAATTTCTTTATGTCATTGTTAGGGCAAAGCTTAGCCAACTGACGCTCAGCCCAAACAGTCCTTTCAAACTTAATTTCTCTCATGTCTACTCTCCTATTTTTAAAAAAGAGGGGTTATAAAAACCCCTCATGTCTTTACTGAATATTGAAAAATCCCTTGATAACAGTCTCAGCGGCACTCTCATTTGCAAGTTCACCGCCTACTTTCTTCCAGACTCCGTTTGTAGAATCGTCACGGGATAGTGTGAACTCTAATTCCTGTGTCTGGAAGTCCACTTCATCTTCCTGTGTAGCTGCCTCAAGTGTCTGAGGGTTTAATGTGGCCTTTGTCAAAATAACAGGTGTGTAGTAAGTAGTTCCACCGCTAAGATAGCGAACAACAAAACCAAGGCCAACAAATGGAGTTGACTGGTCTAAACCATAATTAATAAATCCGTCATTGTCTGCTGTGTTTAATCCAGCGATTAACTTCTCAGCGTCCTGAAGTAGTCCGTCAACTGTGAGTGTACAAGTTCCACCTGTGAACTGTCCGCCGACTGTCTCAGCAATGATATTATCAGCATAGAAGTTTGAAGCGTCGCTTGACTCTGGCTCGATTGATACTTCTACGCCTCTTGCAAGTCTCTGTCCGCTTGAATATGTGATAGCCCCCTCATTGTTGGCATATAATGCAACATAAGGCTTTGAAAAACCTGTACACACTTTACCTAATGCACTCATTTTATTTCTCCTTTCGTAATAAAAAAGAAGGTAACTACTTTGTTACCTTCTCAATTGCTTTATCTAATTGTTTCTGCATAGCGCCAACGCAAGGACTCTCAGACTTGCGTTTTGTGGCGTTTATAAAAGGTTGCTTCTTCATAAAAGAAGTGCCCGAATTCACTGAGTTAGCAAGCATTTGAATATTATGTCGCTTACCGCTTTTTGTCTCATAATATCCATCAAAACCGACTTTTGTGTTTGTATCGTCTCCGCCCTTGATAGGAGCAACACCCATAGAGTCAATTAACGCTTGTTTCTCGTACTCGTAAAGGTATCTTACGTCAGTACGCTTGTTATTGCTTTGCGTTTTGAGTGCTTCTACGTTTTGACGCATTGTGTCAGCGACTACGCCAGCGCCTTTGTAGACACATTGTTTCATTGTGCCTTCAGCTTCGTTCGATAGTTTTTCAAACATCGCCAAAGTCTCGTTTATTCCGCTTGTATTGACTGAAATGCCTTTACTCATACTATCCGCCAACTCCATGAATAGTGAATCAACTTTGTTTCATCTTCATACTGAACCGACTCCAAGACCCAACCGCAACAAGTTGAATCTAAAACAGTTTGTATATCGTCTATAAACGGGTCAAATTCTGTCTCCGTGTAGAAATCTAAAGAACCCTCAATGACTTGCTCTTTCTTTCCGTTATCAGCGTTGAAAGAGTCGCTTTCGCCCTCTTCTGCCCAAACTCCATAAGGCAAAGAGTAATCTTCTGCACGTTCATAGTGATACACGGTCAAATCGTCACTGATCATGTTCAGATTTTCATATATGCTTTTAAGTCTGTTCTGTATAGATTTCATAAAGCTTCTCCACTTCAACAAGGGTTAAGTCAATTGCGTCCTTACCGATGATTTTTTGCATAGCGTCAATTTGATACTGCTTGCCATCGTCTGGAATCACAATCCAACTATCCTCAATGTCTGTATTATAACAACGTAGTAATGAATCTATTCGATGATTAGCGCCCAAGGCCGCATACATTCGATTAACACCAACTGCACGCTCACTGTAATAAGCTTTTGCCACCTCAATGAGTTTCATTGAAGGTTTCAAGCCTTTTGGGGCTACGTTTTCTAACGAATAGAGTGTCAATAATCCCTGTTCGTCCATAATCAACCCCCGAAATTAGTGTAATCAGTGCTCATTGATAACTGAGCCTTCTGTTCGTCATAGCTTGCCTTTAGTGAATCGTAATTGTCGGGATTTCCGAACTTCATTTTGCAATAAGTGATAATAGCCACGTTGCAAATTGAATCTAACTCACTAGGAAGTACAACGCCCGCAATTCCCAAATCAATCTTTGCTGAATCAATCAACATATTTAATTCTGAATCGAATGTATTTGAGGTTACTCTGCAAGCAACCTTTACATCATCTAGTAATGCCATTGTTACGCCCTCTTATTTGCCTTTGTAGGCTTTTTCTTTGTCTCCTTTGGCTTTTCCTCGACTGCTTTTAAAACGCCCCTAGAAATACCACTTAAAGCCCTTTCCTCAGTCAGCTCAATTACTGAGCCAACTGAGTAAGGAGCGTTAGTTTTACAATCAAAGCAAGCCTTTAACACTTGCACCTTCATGATTATACTGTCTCTGGCTTTGCGATAAGTGTAAATGCCTTATCAGCTACAACGCCAAGTCCTACATAAACCTTTCCGAGAACTTCTACAAGGTCTTCTTTCTTGCGTGAAAGTTCGTCGAATGTATACTGAATCTCTTCTCCGTTAGGGAAGTTTGCAAGTGCGCCCTCGCCAAAGTCACCAACGATTGCATAAACAGCACCTGTTGTTGCTGTGTCATAAACAGGAAGTGAGTTATTGAAGTGAACCTCAAAGCCTTCAAATGGGTCTACTGCGTATCCGTTTGCGTACTGAGCAGCCTTGAACTTTGACCATGTAGCCTTATTCATTACTACTACAGGGTTTGTTGCTTCGTCTGAAAGCTGTCCGAGTGCCTCAGCTACTGTTCCAACTGCAGGTGCAGAAGTAATCTTGTTGGCTGAAACGCTTGTTGCTGTTGCTGTCTGTGGAAGTGTGGCAATCTGTCCGATAAGTGCGTCAGCCATCTTCTTAATAATTCTATATGCTAACTCATCATAGATATACTGAATGAACGCCTCACCTCTCATTGACATTACTTCGTCAGAGAATGACTTCCACTTCTTAACGAATGCTGGCACGATTGTAACAATACCTTCAACAAGTGCCTCTTCGTCAACTGCTCCGCTTCCCTCTGTGTGAATTACTGCCTCACCGCCAGAAATTTCAAAGTTTACTTTAAGGTTGCCCTTAACCTCTGTCTTTGCAACAAGACTCATGATTTCGTTTCTATCCCATGCGGTCTTTACAATGTCATAAACCATGTCTGGAACTGCGATTGTTCCGTTAGTTGCGTTTGTTGTGAGAAGCGCTGCTCTTAACTCTTCGTCATTACCTGTCTTGATATACTCAGCAAATAAATCCATGTACTCCTTAGAGTTTCTGTATTCCTTAATGTCCTTCATTCCTCTTTCCTCTCTTTCTGCTTTCTTTACTACTTCGCCTTCACCATTTGCAACAAGTGAGCGAACTTCATTCTTCTTTGCCTCTAATGCCTTGCGTGTCTCCATCTCATCAATGATAGAACGGATTTCCTTTTCTACTGCGTCAAGGTCAGTCTCTTCTGTAGCGTTGTCAACTACTGTTCTCAACTCTAAGCGTCTTGCTTCAAGTTCTTCGATTGACATTTCTCTAATTTCCATTTTTAAAGTCTCCTTTACATCATTGTTAAAATTCTAAGTGTCTGCTTGCGTCTTTCAAGCTTTCGTGCTTCGGCTTTAACATTCTCCAATGACTCTTTAGCACTATCCAGCGCCTCAGATAAACCCCTTGCTTGTATGCTTGTATCTTCGTAAGCTGGGAATGTTACTGCTGACACCTCAAACACTTTTGAAATCTTCAAAATGCTTCTTGTAGGGTGGTCACTGTCAATATCTTCCCATTTATCCTCATCAACTGTGAACATGAACGACATTCCGTCAATATCTCCACGTTCTACTGCTGAATAAAGGCTTTTTGCCTCTGTGTTGTTCTCGGTATCGAGGTCAACACGAATCTTCATTCCTTTTTCGTCAATTTCCATCTGCATAGTCGAATTAACTGTGTTGTTGCGACTTCTAGCAAGTGGAATCATGTCTGTATTGTGATTTACAAGAAATCTAACGTCTTTTAAGTCTGTGGTATCAAGTGCGCCGCGCTCTATAATTTCATCGTACCAGCCTAAGTTAGTTCTGGAATCATAGACAATCGGTCTACCCTCTAAGAAGTTTCCATGTTCCTCGTTATTCTCTGCCCTTACTTCAAATGTAAATGCTCTAATTTCTTTATTCATCGTTGCTGTCTCCTTTCCCATTCTCCAATGAGTTTACTTTGTCATCTGCGTTGTAATATTCGCCTCGGATAATCCTTACATCGCCATTCTCAACATTTGGCAAATTCCAAATATCCAAAGCTTGATTGATTGTCAGAATACCTCTATCAAGTAATTGAGTTGATACGTTCAATTTCTCTGCGTTGCTCAAATACTGAAGCCTATTCGATGAGGCAATAACCTCATTGCCTTGGCTTTGCTCTCGGAAGGTGAAAAGCATTTTTGTTAAGACTTCACTAAACTGTATTGCAAATGGCTCAATAGCACCCTCGTAGAATGCTGTCCATGAATCGCCATAGGCTTTATTTTGTAATACTTCCTCATTAACTCCGAAGTATTCAAAAGCACCTTCACGAATTTCTTTCATCTGGTCAGAATTAATAATCCAAGGCTTAGCCTCGACTTGATGAATATCCGAATAGGTATTTGGGAACAAAAGTATTCCGCCGCCTTCTGACTCTCTCGCAAAGTTCTCAGAACTGAAGCGCTTGCGCTCTTTTGCTAAATCCTCTGTCTTTGTGAAGTTTGTAATCTTCGCCCAGAATCGATACGCCGCACTTGATTTTGTTGCTTCTTGTATTCCTTGGTTTTCAATCGAAATTAAATCAAGTGTCGGGTGTAATGCGTGATTGCTTTCGCCAAACAAATCATCTTTGTATTGGAATTTGTTCATAACTGCGCAATATTCCAACTCAATAGCGGCCTTGTGTCCATCTCGGAACGTATAACGCAAGTATGGCACTCCGCTATATTGCACTACTTCACACTGAGTAGGCACACAACTAAAAATACCACTCATCTCTCCGTATTCGTCATATACGGGAACGATAAAAGCGGTATTGTGTACATCTAATATTGTGCTAAGTCGATAAAGAAATTGACTCCAACTCTGAAATTGGTTAGGAGCCTTTGCAAGCTTGTTTCTAAGTGAAGGCTTTGCACTTCCTAGAATATCAACCTTTAATTTACTGATATGTGTTGCTCTTGCGTTGATACACGCTCGAATCAACTGATTTTCGTAGATACTACCCAAATGAGTTGTGAATCTTGGCTCATATCCACTAATCATTTTAAATTTGCCCTCGTAAGTGCCTTTTGGCTCTGGGCGATTTTTTAGGAATACGTCAAATAATCCCATTGTGTTACTCCTTATTTGCTAGTTGTTCGCCTATCTCGTTAAACCACTTCTGACGTACACACCATGCGTCCGACAAGGCCGCTAGTCCGTCAATGTGTTGTGTAGGCGATAATTTAATCAATTTACCTCTTGCAGATTGTGACTCTACCTTTATGCCAGCATTTAGAAAATGCATTTTCAAAAGGTCATTGTCACCGATGTGCAATTTACCATCTTGCATAACGCCTTGTAACTCTTGCAAAACTCCCCAAAGGTTAGTTCCTTGAAATACATCGTCTGTCTTGAATCCGTAATTGTTTAGGTCTTGCACTAAATACTGCGCTGTGTATCTATCGTAACCAACTTGAAGCGGAAGAATTTCAAACTCTTCAACAAGGCTTCTCAGCCAATTAAAGCAATCATGATAATCAACGAAGTTTTCTCCGCTTGGGTCAAGTAGTCCACGCTCCACATAGATGTTATATGGTACATTGTCACGTTGCGTTGCTTCTTGTATCTTGGCGGAAGGTAGCCAAAACTTGGCGAACACGTAGAACTCACCGCCACGCTCAACAATACAAATTGCGCTTGTTAAGTCGGTAGTCCTTGATAAGTCGATACCGCAAACACAATATGAACTCTTAAAGTCCTCTATGCTTAGATGTTCGCCGCAACACTTTTCTACTGTCTTGGTGTCTAACCATGCAAGCGAACTGTTTTGCTTGATATTGCACTGTTTTACTAGAAACTCCGCTTTGTCGGATAAAGAACCTTCTGCAATCGCTATCTGTTCAAGCATATAGTCAACTGAAACTGATACGCCTAGATTTGGATTGCTTTTCTTTAGTTCGTTTATGTCGTTCCACTTCTCCACATCGTCAATCATGTAAAGGAACGGAAGAAATCGAGTCTCTTTGCTATCGCCTAATAAAAGGCGTGTAGCACGTTTCATCAGATTGTCAAAGATTGAGTCATTAACATATCCAGAAGTCGTACAAGACAATAGTAAAGGCTCCTCGCGGGCGCCCTGCCCTGACTTCATAACTGCATATTGCTTTAAGCCTTTGTCACCTTCCCAAGAAGCAATTTCATCACATATCGCAACCGAAGGATTGAATCCATCGCTCTTCTTTGCAGAAAATGCTATTTTCTTGATAATCGAATTAAGCAACGGATAAAACAAATCCGTCATTCTATGGCGTTGTAAATCGGAATCGTCAACACGTTCCCTGTTGTCTCTAGCTTCGTCAATTGCTCTTTTCTTTTCAATGTATTCTGGGTCAAGCTGTACCATTTGCCATGTATTGTTATAAACAATGTCGGCTTGGTCTAACTTAGGAGCTAAACAATAAATCTTTGCCCCGTATTCTTCGCCATTTTCAAAGTGATACTTTGCTATTCCGGAAGCAATTAACGATTTACCATTCTTACGGGCAATCAACAACATACATTCACGGAACTGTCGCTTTCCGTTCTTGTCTACTATTCCGTAGATACACGAAAGAAACGCTTTCTGCCACAACTCCAATTCTATAGCGTTAGGAGCCTTGGCGCCTTCAACATGAAAAACGTGATTTTCAAAGTATGTAATTACTTTTATTGCCTTCTTATGGTCGTAGAAGAATCTTTTTTCCTCTAGGCCTTGGACTATATACTCATATACTAACTCTATCCACTTGCCGACCACCTCTGAGCCGTCTTTAATCGCTTGATAGTAGCTAAGTATATAATTGTCTGACTTACTCTTTGCCATTTCGCCTAACTCTCCTTATTTCGGCTTATTTCGGCTTTGCTTGTGGCTATATATTTTTT